ATCCCATCATCATTTTTAATGCATTCGCACGATCAGCAATTGTACTACGTCTATCTGCAAATACAGAAAGTATTACAGTATTAACGTAAGCAACTTTTGGTGGTGCAACATAACCAAATGATGTTCCCGAGGCACCTAATGTCTCCATTACCGGTACTTCTAGCTTTGCAGTGATCTTATAGCTGCCATTCTTTTGTTTTACCACTGATTGCGTTAAACGCGCCTGACCTTCAAAAGGAACACCTGCAGAATTGGTGCGCCAAAAAGGTTCAGGAGTATCAGTGATTGGAATAAAAGTTTGTTCAACTAATGGATTTGCATCGTCTTTGACTAGTAAATTTGTCATTGCGGCCATTGTAAGGCTCCTTCTAGGGTATACTACATGAGAATGATCTAGTAACGTCAGATCGTTAACGTGCTACCGTATGCGCTGAACCACCAACGCCAATGCATTGAATATCCTTTTGGGACTCATAGCATCGGGTATGGAATTAAAACCAGGCTTTGCTACAGCTAGAGACGTGGAAACAGTCCGAGTCATGTTGTAATATTGAACATGCTCGGTAGGTTTATTAAACCACTGATAACTTCCATCTATCCAAACTGTGCTACCTTGAAAACGTTGAATCTGCGAAGTCAAAAATCGACCTTGTAGATTCGGTATAACGTTGAGATTTTCAAGATAGTCGCCGATCGGTATAAACCAATCGACTACAAAGCTATACGGGATGAGCTCCCACGCTACACTCAATGGGTCAGTAAGACCTAAAGAGCGCGGAGTAGAAATTTGCTCACTCATCTCATAGATAATGCGTGCTGAGTCCTTGTTTACGCCTTTACAGGAATAAACACTTGGAGAGCATGATGCATTACCTTGCTTCGTCCGACTGATGCCAACTTGGACTATAGACTTACGAGGACCATTAGCAATGGATTCGTAAGCTTTAGAAGCCTCGTAGACATCTGAAAACATCGGAAGCCAGCCGTACTGTAGTTCCAACCATCGACCAGCAATATCCTTACTGGATAATTTACTGGGACGAGGGTTAACACCGAACCGTCGGGCGGCAGATTCAAACCTGCCTTTCTTTAAGTCCGATATAGCACCTCCCACACTAAAAATAGCTTTTGAAACCATATCAACAGTCTGCTTACCTTGGGCTGCGGAAACCGCCAAATTAAATTGGTGGCCTTTCACAGCTTCAGAAAGACGACTTTGTAAGGTTACTAAATCATTTGCTGTTAATAGTGGACCTGGAAAACAAGTACTGTTTGTCCAGACGTCTAATGGCGTGCCGAAGTAGTTTCGCTTACCAACGGATCTAACTGCCTTCCAACCATAGGAAGAATAGTTATTCCATTTGGTACGCGTCACACCCCCGACCGTTTCAAATTTTCCATCCGAGCCACTTGAAGCCGACGCCCATTGTAATGGGGAGTCAGCTGAGCCGCCCGAAGAAGACTTGGAAGACACGGTTCACCTCATTAACTGAGGTAATAATGTCTTAACGACATCGCCTAACTGCAAAGTTAGCTGATCAATTAAAAGTTGATCAGATCCTGTCCAAACTATGAGGCCAACAGCACAGACCATATAAACGATTAAAATGATGATCTTCAGACGAAGAACGTCATCCGATCGAATAAGTGGTTTGTCCATGTGGA